TCACGATCATTAAAGTCATCATTTGGGTCATCTCCAAACTCACCATATTCTCCTTCTTGTTCAGGTTGTTCTGCTCCTGCTCTTGGATCATTGTCTCCCCATTCAACATCATCAAGACCTTCACTTGTTCTGCATTCATTAATAGTTTTTAATCCTGCTTCAACTTGTAATTTGTATAATTCATATTTGTTTTTTTCTTCATCAACATCAAATTTCTTGAACATAAACTTGTATTTTGGCTTTGTTATTGTCTTGCCTGATTTTGTCTTGATAGTTCCCACATATCCAAACTCTGACACTATACTCATGTTATAATCAGATTCGAGGTTTCTTAACATTGGATCTATTGCTTTCTTTCTGAATACCTTGCTCTGCACTATCTGGTTTGCGGATCCTTTTGCATCTTCTGTATATCCAAGCTCTACTGCAGTAACACCGAAACAATTTCCTGAAATACTGACTCTCCCATTTCTTCTGACAACCAAAAAATGATGGTCTGGAACAGTCACATCATAAACTTTACCTTCATAATGCGCTTTCTTAATATGCTTCTTTTCAATTAAGGAAGTGTTTTGTTCTTTTTTGAATTGTGATTTTCTCACAGTCAAATTGTATCCATTATTGTATTCATTAATATTTGAAGCAATACCCTCTTTAACATACATTTCCTGCAAATCATCAATTAATCTTTTACTCATACTAAAATAAGTATTATTTCTTCCTTTTTTTCCTATACTTCCATCAGCAAGCATATAAGATTCAAAAAATAGTTTTCGCTGTTCTTTGTTGCAATTTTTAATTATCTCTGGAATATATTTATTATGTGCTTTTTTGAATTGTGATAAATAATCAGAAAAGGCTTTATTCGAAAATCTGAAATAATGCATATTTCCATTTATGTTTACAGACTTCCCCATAATCATCGCGCTTGGTAGGGATACTTTTTCTTTATAATCAGGAGCAATCTTTGATAATATCTTTTTACAAAAATCAATATTTTCAGGATATACCTCACTTGCACATAAACATATTCGGTTATTGCCTGTTTCTATCCATCCATCGCCTAACCAAAAACCCATAAACTCCACAAACTCATTACCTTCAATCTTGAATGTTTCTGTTGATTTATGCAGTTTAGAGACATATTTATTTGCAGAAGTAAAGGTTACGTTATCTATTTTTGTACCCTCATAATATCCTGCTTGAGGAAGATACATCTCCATCTCATCTTTTGCTTGGGAAGTATTCCAATCTGTTTCTTTATTTTGTTCATAATCCTTCTGAGATTTATAAAGCATTTTGTGGTCTGGGGTAACAGCTAAATCTACATTTCTATGTTTGTAATAATATAATTCTCCATCATAATCATATACTTGTTTAGATATTGGATTCACAAAATCAATATTAAGATTCTTGGGGTTTACTCTTGCAACTTTCTCACTTTGTAAATCTTTAAATAATCTCCAACCATTCTCTGTGAGTATTTCAGTATCTTCCGAATAACAACTCCACACCATCTTAGAATACCATTTCTGCTTTTCTATTACTTGCATTTCGCTTGCTGAGAATTCTATTCTTGTAAATGTTGGGACCTTATTAACAATTGGGACCTTGTTCATGATCTTCTTCCAGCTTCCGAACTCATCCTTTGTTCTTTGTGTCTCGAACCATTGTTCCTTAAATGCTTTGATTTCGTCTGCATCAGATTCATCAAGCCCTATTATTCCCTTTGGTACATTGTTGTCATTATAATATTCAAGGTCACTTTCTATCATATATAAAAGCATCTGCAGATTCTTTGCCAATACTTGCACAGGACTGAAACCATAGTGATCATCAGTTCTCTTCATCTTCTCAATCCAGATTATCTCTTTTCTTCCGAAAGGCACAGGGATTGGTCCTGCTATCCACCCATATTGGAAATATGCTGCTTTCTCTCTGCTACTTGTTGCTGTTATCTCAGTATATGGGTTCAGATACTCGGCTCCTACTGTGTCATCTACAATACGAGTTGGCATAATAATATCATCTCTGTTTGTGAACATTCCATGCACATCAGGGTTCTTTGTAAAAGTTGCACCATCTCTTGCTACTACTTCCACCAGCTCTTCCTTCATATTATAAACTTTATTTAGAACTGCACTGTTTACTTCAAGAATATCTCTCACTGGCATCCTGATAAATACTTCTTCAAATGATTCTCTATTAGTATTTGGATTTAAAAAGAAATTCTTTATTTCTTCTTTCTCTGCTTCATCTTCCTGTTCTTCCATTCCATCATTTGGAACAATGTCCCATTCTATTGAAGCAATCTCATCAATAATTGTAGAAATGCACATCTCACAGTATGGTGTTTGTGCTAAGTATCGAATATAAGTCATATTTGCAAATCTTGGATAACCAAAAGGAGGTTTATACAAGAACTTTGGTATATATGCTTTATTGATTCCTTCTCTCGTAGTTTCATTAAGTGTATCGACTGTAATGACACTTTTCTTACCGAAACTGAATAATTTTTTGAATGAATTCATGAATGTAAATATAGGATATTTTTCTGGGATATTATCCATTGATAATTATTATTGTATTTAAAGTTTTTTATGGCTCAACATAACTCAAGCAAATCCAAACGATAATCCTGAGTTGTCTCTCCATACAAAATAAACCAGTCCATCTCCCCAATCTGGGGATTTTTCTTCAGGATCTACAACCTTTTTGTTTGCTGATGTTCTTTCTTTCGTCTCTCCTATCAATTGTGTCCTGATTTTATGATTTTCTGGAATATCTATCATATTGTTTCTCATAATTTCTGCAAGTCTGAACCAGTTCTCTGCCTTTTTATTTAAAAATATATCTTTCTTTAATGCTTTTTCTCCATAATGACATCCTACAACTGTTATGTGTGTGAGATTCTTTTCACTAATAACTTCTTTGAGTCTGCTTAATGGCCCACTTCCTATCCCTATTCTGTCTATGTTTATTCTTCCTGGTATCTCTGGCTCTATAAAATTCTCGGCTATATCTATTATCTTTCCAACTACTCTCATTGGATCACTAATTGGTTCACTATATGTTCCAACTACTTGATACTTGTTTTCCCATTCAATTCCCCACACTATAACTGTCTCATCCAATCCCATTTCTGCTGGATCGCATGCTACTATCTTTTTGTATGATCCTATCTTTTCCTGCAGATGTTTGAGTTTTACTCTGAACTCTGATTCCCCCAAGGTGTTCCTTTTCTTCTTTAATTCTCTTATTTCCTGTATAATCTTATCAAGTTGTTCCTGGAAGTTATATTTTGTCTTTTCTGCGAGTTGAATCCATTCAAGGCTGAATAAACTATCTTCTGACTGGTCAGGAAATAATGATTCATATAAAACTGTGAATTCAAGCGGTAATAAGTCTTTCTTTTGTTGCATTACGAACTTCTCTGTGGTTCTTCCTTCTTCTACTGCTTGCTTCCAACCTATCTGAATTACTTCCCATCCTGGATCAAGAGTATGCTCATATGCTTTATTATCTCTTTTCCATGGATTGTATAGTTCTATCTCAATTGCATTTTCAGGATTGTCTCCAAGCATTCTACTTGATTTTGTGTATGCTGCTCTATTGATTAAACACGCTTCATCTCTTATAAGAATGTCACATCCGAACCCCATAAGTCTATCTGCATCTCCTTCTCCACTGAATACCCTATATTCTGCTCCTGTTGTGAATGTCATTCTTTTTCTGCTTGCTTCCTTTCCAAGTCTTGCTGCACCAGTCACAAATATTTGAGCTTTTGCAAGTAGAGAAGGATCTGATATAATTAATTCTGATAAATATTGCCTAATGATTCCAGCTTGTTCTTCTTTTGGCCCTAAGAATGCGACCTTTGCAGGGATTCCAAAATCTAATAATAAAGCGATACCAAATGCAACACATTGTGTCTTACCATATCTTGTCATTGCAGAAACACTCAACTTCTTAACTTCCATAAATGCTATTTTTCTTACTATATCAGCTTGTCCTTTGGTTAGTTTGAACCCCCATTTATGTTCTACTAAGATGTCAACTCTCTTATTCTCAATACACCAATCAGTCACTTCCTGGTCTGTTGGCTCCTCTGTCATTAGTCTTCCTCAATCTTCTTTTCAAACTTTGCTCCTTTAAATATATTAATCTTGTTTTTGTTGAATTTTTCCAAAAGATCAGGATGTTTTCTCCTTATTGAGTCTGCTATTGTAGTTACTCCTTCAATCATATTGTTGTTCTGGATCGCTACTGTGGGTGCTTCCTGTGGCAACAACCCTATTAATTGCTTTCTTTTGATAGATAGTTGCTCTTCGTTCTGAAGCAGTGCTATTGCCTTTGCTCTTTCTCCTGGTTTGTTTGATACATCAAGTGCTATAATCCATAATTGTTTGGTCCTTTTGTCTTTGTCCTTCTCAAAGTCAGCCATGTGGTCTTCAGCTTTTCCTTGCAACCTCTCCATTGCTTCCTTTCTTTCTTCCTTTGTATATCTGACTATGCTCCTTGATGATACTCCGAGTTTGTGACCAATTTCCGAATAAGAGTATCCTGTTCTGATCATGTCTGTGACTTGATTCTTCAGTTTCCTTCTTTCTTCTTTATTCATTTTCATCTCGATGACAAATCGCCATATATATTCTTTGTGCTACACATTCCATTACATTGCTTGCATGCTTGTCTATTTCACTCATTCCTACACATATTGCTCCTGGTATAGCTTTTTGTATCCTTATTTCAAAACCCGCCACTCCGCTGAATGTGCTGAAGTATTTTATATTCATTTGATCACTTCAAATTTATATTCTCTGCCAACAATCCAGACAAATTTACAGTAAGGCACATCATAACCAAGAACATCTTCAATGAACTTCTTTCCTGATTGCAACTGAACAAGAGCATGATCTTTGTGCTTCCTCATTGATTTGTATTCAATAGGAATGGCTTCTCTATTACCAAAACCAATAATGAAATCAGGGAACATAGTATAATCAACACTGTTGCCTGGCATCCAAATACCTTCCCTTATTATCCATTTAACATCTCTTGGATTCTCGTCTATAGCATAAAGGTGAGATACAATATAATCCAGTGCTTTTGTATGTTTCATCTTCTTTTTGTAGTATTTTATTGCACCCTCATATATGTTATCTTGGAAGTCTTGCTTCATGCTCATTTATTATATCACTCTCATATTTTGCTTTGACTTCTTTAAGAATACCTATTTGACTTCTTAAGTTGTTCATAGCATTAATGTCTGCATATTCCATTGCTGCCCCAAGTACAACTCTATTACATCCTTTGTTCTTCTCCATTATTGTTTCAAGTTGTTCCTTCAAGTATTCTTCTCCTTGCCGGATCTCTTCCTGGACTATCTCTGTAAATTTGTTCTTCATCTTGAAGGTCTTTCCACATCTGCTGCATATAAGAATGTTTTTTGCTACTTCACCAAGCCTGTGTGTTTCCCTTGATACAATATTATGACCTATGATTTTACATATCATCATATCTCACTCCATTTCTTCCCATCTTTTCTTTAAATTTAAATGTAATTCTGGATGTTTTTTTTGATGACAATCTACACACAAACTCACTCCATTATCAATTTCGTATATTTTATCTGGATGCTTTGAAATTAACAATTTATGGTGTGCTTGTAAGTAAGTATTATTTATTCCACATTGTTGACAAGTATAATTATCCCTTTTAAAAACACTTTCTCGCCACCCTCTATACTCAGACCTTGTTCTTATGATTTTATTCTTCTTAGTTAATCCCCCCTTCCATAATGGGCTTTTTTCTCCTTTAAACCTTTCCCTATAATCTAAATCTCTACATTCTTTTGAACAATAAACCCTTGTTTCAATTTCATACGACATGTATGTTTTTCCGCAATAATAACATTTCTTAGCTTTTGGTGGATTTCTTTTTGACCAACATTCTTTACTGCAATAAATCTGTTTTCTTATTTTTCCACCAAATTTTCCATTTTGGTCTTTTACTGCTCTAAATTCTTTTAAACATATTGGACAGGTAGCTATTCTTGCTCTTTGTAGTTTAGGATATGTTTTTCCTTTCTTTGATGTACCATTTTTTGATTGATATTTTCCTTTACACTCCCTACTACAGAACTTCTGTTTTAGATGTCCGCCAACTATGATATTGAACCGAGTTTTGTTCTTGTTTACTATAATGGGATCTACGAAATCAAATTCTTCAATGCTCCTTACTAATTTCTGAAGCTCTCTCTTTGTTATCTTCCTTGGATTCTTCTCGTTTGGTTTTAGGTCCTTGATTGGTACATTTATTATTTCCATTGTCTTTTTCTCCATGTATTACATATTCTTCTGCTTCTTCAGTATCATCCTTCTTTCGCTTAGTTTCTACTTTAGTCATTTGAATCACTGCATTATCTTAAGGGCTTTATTGTAATCTCATCATTGAAAATATACCATATTGTTTTGTGATATTCCAATTCATTGAAAGGTTTCAAGCTCTTGATTGCTCCCTTCTTAGGATAATAGCAAGTATCAAGACTTACAGTCTTTCTGAGTGTTGTTGAATAATACATTGGCCAGAAATGTCCACCATTTGGCATGCTTCCAATCGCGCTATAAATTTGATATTGTGTTATTCCTGAAAGTCTGCAAAGGATCACTACAATATTGTTCATGTCATCACAATCCCCAAAACCATCACGTATTGTTTG